CGTACCATTCACTCCCGGTGCCCCAGCACCACTTCCGCAGCCGGATGATGTCTACGTTGACATGGCCGCAGCGCTAATCAAAACCGAGCGCCAGCCCAAGGAACCCACGAAGTGACCCCAACCTCAGCCGACCAACGCATCCGTCGCTACGCCGAAGGTCGGCTCATGGGCCTTCGCGTCAACCGCTATTCTTGGTGGACTCACTGGCGCGAACTTGCGGACTACTTCCTTCCGCGCCGGTACAAGTGGCTCGTAACCCCAAACCAAATGGGCCGGGGCTCGCCAATCAATCAGCATATTCTTGACTCCTCTGGTTGCGTCTACGCGCGCAATCTAGCCTCTGGTCTAGTCTCTGGCAAGTCCTCCCCAACGTCCATTTGGTTCCGGATGCGAATCGGTTATCTCGATTCCTCCAAGACCACACCCGGTTCGCTTTGGCTTTCCGAGGTCGAGCGGATCATGAACCTGATCTTCTCGGAATCTAACTTCTACAATTCCATCGCAGTATTCTACTACGACCTTGTCATCTTTGGCACTGCCACGATCCTAATCTACGAAGACTTCGACAATGTCATCAATTGCATCAATCCCTGTCTCGGTGAATACTACATCGACATCGACGGCAAATACCGCCCGACTGTATTCTACCGCGAATTTACCATGACCGTCGCAGCCTGCGTCGCTGAGTTCGGCTACGACAACTGCTCGCCATCGATCCAGAAACTCTATGATGATCCGGCTGGCGCAAACCTCACCCGCGAACTCATCGTCGCCCATTCCATCGAACCCAACAACGACGGCCGCGGCCGAGAATTCGGCTTCTCCGATAAAGTCAAATACCGCGAAATCTACTGGGAATGGGGCGGTTCAACTTCCCCGCAAGGCTCCGGTGAATCCCGCGGTCTACTCCGCCGTAAAGGCTACTACGAACAGCCCGCTATCATCGGCCGCTGGGACGTAGTTTCCAACGACGCCTATGGCCGCTCGCCGGGCATGGACGGCCTCCCCGACCAAAAGCAAGTTCAACTCGAAACCCGCCGCAAGGCCCAAGCCATCGACAAGATGGTGAACCCGCCGCTCGTCGCAGATATGCAACTCAAAAACCAGCCCGCTAACCTTACCCCCGGCGGCATGACTTTCGTTTCTGGCTACACCGCTTCAGGCAAGCCTGGGTTTTCTTCCGTCTACGACACCAAGTTCCCGGTGCAAGAAATCACCGAAGACCTGACCGAAGCCAAGGGCCGTCTCTCGGAGATTTTCTTCAACGACATTCTCAAGGTTGCCTCGCAATACGAAACTCGGTCTAACGTCACCGCGGTTGAATGGGACCTCCGTAAATCCGAATCTCTCGTTATGCTCGGGCCAGTCTTGGAACGCATTGACAATGAAGTCTTGCGCCCTGTCTTGGAACGAGTTTTTGCAATCGCTTTGCGAGCAGGAATCATCCCACCTGCCCCACCTGAAATCCAAAACCAAATGATGACCATCGACTTCGTCTCGATGCTCGCTCAGGCGCAGCAGGCCACCAAAGCCGCTTCCATCGAACGCGTCCTGTCCATCGCAGGCAACATCGTTGGCGTAAAACCCGATGCCATGGACAAGATCGACATAGACTACGCTCTTGACAAATACTCCAGTCTACTGAACAATGATCCTAAGATGATGAGAACAGATGACGCTGTCATGCAGATTCGTCAGGATCGGGCTCAGCAAGAGCGCGCAGCGCAACAGGCCCAGATTGCCGAGCAAATCGCCCGCGGAGCCAAGACTATGTCGCAGGCAGATACCGGCGGAAACAATGCTCTCACCGCGATGCTAGGAGCGCAGCAGCAATGAGATTCGTGGTTGAAAACATCGAAGGCGGCATCTGTGATGTCACCAATATGTTCAATGGCATCGGGCTTGAGGTGACAGAGCCAGAGCATGCCGAATCCATCGTGGTTCGGGTCGCAGACGACTGCTGGGTTTCTGCCTCGGCCAACGATTACGCCATCCACACGGTTCACTAATGCGCAATGCCAGCGAACGCAAAGACATACGGAGACAAGAAAAGGCCGCAAAGCTTCGTGAAACCCAGCGTATCGATTTCATCATCGGTGCGATGTCTACCCGTCAAGGTCGGATTTGGTTCCACGATTTCCTCGCAGCCTGCCACATATTCGCCGATCCGTTCACCGGAGATGCATTAGTTGAAGCCTATTCCAAAGGTGAACGAAACATGGGCCTGAGCGTCTACCGCGACATCGTCGGTAACTGCCCAGACCTATTTGTCCAGATGATGCAAGAAGCCAATGAACAGGAGATTCTAAATGAACGACGTGCCGAATCCGAATCCGGAGACCCTGACGCCGCCGACCCCGATGAACTCGGAAGCAGCGAGGACGCCGACAGGTGAAATCATCGATCAAGGCAATCCCGCAGTTCCAGTAGAGGCCAAGCCCGATGCCACTGACCCCGCCGAACCCAAGCCCGCTACCGCCGGAGCCCCAGAATCCTATACCGATTTTTCAGTCCCCGAAGGCGCAACTCTCGACAAGTCCGCAATCGAGCGTGCCACCCCCATCTTCAAAGAACTTGGCCTCACCCAAGATCAGGCACAGAAGCTGGTAGACCTGTACCCGAGCCTGACCGAGAACATCGTTAAGGCCAACAACGACGCATATACCGCGATGCGCGAAGGCTGGGTTTCTGAGCTTAAGGCCGACAAAGAAATCGGCGGTAAGCTCGATCATGTCGCGGCGGAAATCGGCAAGCTCAAGCAGCAGCTTCCTGCGGCTGTCCGCGATGCATTCAATGAAGCCGTCAACTTCACTGGCGCAGGCGACCATCCCGCTGTGGTCCGCGCCCTATACGAAATCTCGAAACTTGTGAACGAAGGTTCGCATGTCTCCGGAGCGGGTCCCTCGCCGAATGGCCAGTCCCGTGATGGTGTCTCGAAGCGGCCCAGCATTGCTGGAGCTCTCTACCCCAACCTCCCTAGTCAGTAACTGGGCCTCATAGAGGACGAACGCCAAGGGCCAGACCAGAAAGCTGTCACCCAACCTAGACAAGGAAATCTCAAATGGCAACTATCGGTTCAACTGCCCTGACGTATGCTGACTGGGCGAAAAGAATGGACGATGGCTACCGCGTCGCGGCGATCATCGAACTCCTCTCTCAGACCAATGAAATCCTTGACGACATGCTCGTCATGGAAGGTAACCTGCCGACCGGGCACAAAACCACGATCCGCACCGGTCTGCCTCAGGCCACTTGGCGTTTGCTGAACGCTGGTGTTCCGAATGCCAAGTCCACGACTGCCCAGATCGTTGACACCTGCGGTAACCTCGAGACCTACGCGGTTATCGACAAGGACATCGCCGACCTCAACGGTAACACCGCTGAGTTCCGACTCTCCGAGGTCAAGGCCTTCCTCGAAGGCATGTCTCAGCAGGTTGCCTCGACTCTGATCTACGGCAACCAGCACACTAATCCGGAGCGTTTCACCGGCTTGGCCCCGCGCTACTCCACCAAGAATACGTCCAATTCGCAGACCGCGAACAACGTACTCGATGGTGGCGGCACTTCCTCCACGAACACTTCCATCTGGATTTGCACGTGGGGTAACGACACCTTCCACGGCACCTTCCCGAAGGGCAAGATCACGGGCCTCCAGCATCGTGACATGGGTGAATGGCCGGTACAGGATTCGGCAGGCAACACCTACCAAGCCTACCGCGATCATTTCAAGTGGGAAATCGGTCTTGTTCTCCGCGACTGGCGTTACATCGTCCGCGTGGCGAATATCGACGTAACCCAGTTGACCGGTGTCTCGGCGGCGAACCTGATTAACCTCCTCGTCCGCGGTCTCTATCGCATGCCTACGGCTCCGTCCACGGCCACTGCGATTCAGTCTTCCGATACCCCGGAAGTCCGCGCGAACATGGGTCGGGTTGTGATGTACGCTAATCGCGTCGTCCGTACCTACCTCGACCTTCAAGCCATGAACAAGACCAACGTCTTGCTCCGGCTTGAAGAGTTCGATGGCAAGGTCGTGACTACCTTCCGTGGCATCCCGATCCGCACTTGCGACGCCATCCTCAACAACGAAGCTCAGGTTTCGTAAGGAGCAGCCTCAATGATTCTCGACAATCTTCTCACTTTCACCGGCACGTCAAACGGCGCAACTGGTGGCATCACGGCAGGCGCGCAGACCGATCTTCCCACGACCGGTACGCAGGCTGCCTCCAACATCATTGACCTTGGTCTGTCGGGTCTTCCGACTTCGGCCAATGGTGGTGGTGCACGTGACCTCGGTGTCGGTGATGATCCGTCACTTAAGCTTTCGGCGCTGGTGACCACGGCCATCACTGGTGGTACGTCGCTCCAGCTTCAGTTGCAGGGCGCGCCCGATAACGGTTCTGGCGCTCCCGGTTCCTACACGACCATGTGGACTTCGTCTGCAATCGTGGAAGCCTCGCTTGTCGCGGGCGCGCAGCTTGCCAACATCGACGTTCCCCGTGTCGTTGCTGGTCAGGTTCCGCCTCGGTTCTTGAAACTGAACTTCATCTCGGTCGGTACGCATTCGGCTGGTGCAATCGAATGTCAGATCGTCCTTGACCGCGATGATCAGATTCTTGGCTCCGGCGGTGCTTACTCTGGCTATCCCGCTGGCATCAACGTCGCAAACTAAAATCAACTCCGGCTCTGGCGGTGGTTTCGGCCGCCGCTCAGACCACCGGTCGATAGACGGAGAAATAATCATGGCTCGCTGGAAGTTGATGACAGCTCACTACCTTAACGTTCCCAACGAAGATTGGGAATATACCGAAAACGATCGGACGACGGGGCGACCCAAGCGCGTGAAGTTCCCGGTTCCGCGTCTTCTCGATCCACGTGACCCGGCTTGCTGGACCAATCGCTGGGGGAACAAGGACAACGAAGACGGCGAAATCATTGTCTGCCACGAAGGCAAGGGCGATGCCAAGGATATGGTATTCATTGGCGATCCGACTCCGGATATGATGCCGATTGACGACGAAGCCAAAGCCCTCTCAGCCTCGTTTGAAAAGCGCTGGGCCTACAAGCCCGAAACTGATGTCGGTGACTATTCCCAGTCCCTCGTCGACAAGTTTCAGGTTGAACTCGCCGAAGCGCAGGCTCGCCCGGTTGAAGTCCCCGGCCTTGCTGAACTGACCGGCGCGATCGGCAAGCTTGT